TAATACATTGGGTGCAGGGAATATGCTTATTGAAGTTAAGGGCGACATCCTCACTCAAAATGAAAATGGAGAGTATGGTCTACGCTTCCCCCGCTATGTGAAATACCGAGATGATAAGGACGAACCAACACAATTAAAGGAGTTGTTAGAATGAATATTAGAACTATTGAAGAAGGAAAACTTTGCCATTACTGCCGAGAACCATTTAACGGTGTAGAAGAAGGCTTAGTGCAGGAAATTACAGAAGGCGAGTCTTACTACCATTTGCGATGTGGCGGTAAGTTGATGTTGTATAGAATTGAAGGTGTATTACCCAAGCATTTGTTTGATGCTTGTATTAGAGAGTTGCAGAACCCTCTTCCTCTTTCACTTACAGACCCTCAACAAACTACACTTGACACACATGAGGAATCTTAATGTTTAATAATGGGGAATTGAGTGGAATTTTACTAACAATTGCCCGACCTGAAATTACATGTTATCAATCTAATACAAGTAAAACAGGATGGAACATTAGAGTTAGAATTATGTTCAGAGCATCTTATGATTTTCTATTAGCATTAGAAAGAAAATTTAAGTCAATGGATGTTGAGTGTAATTTGAGAACAATTGAAGGGCCAAATAGAAAAGCACCCGTGTTAATTGTAGGAAAAAGAAAGTCACTTGATGCAGTTAGGGAGTCTATGAATCATAGTCTTCCTTGTTCACACGCAGATTGGCGAATATTTGATGCAGTATCAGTAGAAATAGCAGAAAAGAATCATTTAGAAGAAGAAGGAATGAATAGAATTAGGGAGATGATGAATAATGAAAACTACTTCAACGAAGTTTAAATTGCTTGTAGGTGGAAACGGTTCAGGTAAAACTAAGAGAGCAAGACAAATCTTGGGTTCACGACCATTTACGGTCATGGAAGCGTGTAATATCACAATTGATGACATATATTCATACCCAAAAACACATGGTATTCTTATTGAAGAAGTGCACTATAAGCCTGAAACTAAAAAAATTATCAATATCTTAACAGTTCACAAAAATGTGGTGCTTACATCCATCAATGAGAAGGATGTGCCCAAGTCAATTATGAATATGTGTGTAAGAAAGCGTATGGGGCAGACTGATAATCGTCAGGAATATATTAAAATGGATGCACCAAATTGTAACAAACCACTAAAGTTTGATAAAAGCGTCTATGATTTAAACATTGAGTATCTTAAGAACAAGGACAGACATGAAGTATTGAAATACATGAAATATAACAGTCCACCAGATATGCAAATGTTGAGTTGGGTTGCACCTAATATTGATGTTAGGAAGATTGCCTTTTCTGACCAGATTATGAGAAGATGGTCTAAAGATTACTTTATGGAAATCTTTGTCTTTTCTTGGAGTGGTAATCATCATGGAAGAGTAAATTTTCCACAGCGAAACTCATATTCTCCTGTCCCTAAGATTTGTCATAAATTGGGTCTGAAGGAGAAAGATGCTTATCTCGTTAGAGCGTATCTTAAAAATCCTGAATGGAAGGAATGGGCAATTTCAAAACTTGACGCTGAAGAATGTAAGATTCTTGGGTTGAAGAAACCAAGAAGGCAACCAATTAGATATACAAATACTAAACTGGGTGATTTTTGATGAGAAAATCTCAAGGTGTATCATTTACTGCTTGGCTTGCTGATGTGGTTAAAGTGGGTAGGTTTAAAATTAATGACCTTTCTAAAATGTATGATGAGGATGTGGATTCCTCAGATGTGAAAAAGGTCGGTGAGTTGGATAGGTAGAAAGATGAATAAGAGTTATGCTGAAAGGTATATTGATAGAGCCATGAATGATGGTGTTGAAAGAACATCAAACGGCATTATCAATGCTATTATGTCTTACATTGAAGAAAAGGGAGGGACATTCACATATGTTCCGACAGAAAGAAAAGTTACTTCATATGTAGGCAACAACAAAAATTATAAAATTACAAAGAAATCAAATAATAAACATTCTAACCTGTATATTAAAATGAAATTATGTAATACATGTGATGGTTCTGGATTTAAGAATCATCAAAACTGCAAGGGGTGTAATACTCCCAAGATTAAATGCAGAAATTGTGCTGGTTCAGGGGTAGCACTTGAAATGCCCTGTGGTTATTGTAAAGGAATCGGAGAGATTGAAAATGAATTGGACAGAAAAATACAGACCAAAGAAGATTGAAGAGATTGTAGGACAACATAAATTTGTAGAAGACGCACTATCGTGGATAAATAAAACTAATCTTCCTAATATTTTGTTATATGGAAGACCGGGAACTGGTAAAACATCAGCCGCCTATGTATTGGCTATGCAATATCTTGCTGATGAAATGAGGAATAACTTCATGGAAATCAATGCAAGTCAAGATAGGAAGTTAGAAACTATTCGCAACACTATTACAAATTTTGCTAATACTAAGGGTTCAGATAATGTGCCCTTTAAGATTATACTACTTGATGAAATTGATGGTATGCTAAAAGACTCTCAGCGAGCCTTAAAGCGAACTATGGAAAGAGCCACGGGAGTTCGTTTCATTATTACTTGTAACGATGAAACATCTGTGGATTATGCTATCCGTAGTCGTTGTGCAAATTACCACTTTTCATCATTAGATAATGAGTCCATGACAAGTATGCTCAAAACCATCTGCGAGAATGAAAACCTTTCATTCCCAGATGAAGATATACAATCTTTTGCTGGCATGATGAACGGAGATATGAGAAGGGCGGTCAATGAATTACAGGCCGTTGCCTTTACTGATTCTGATTTGAAAAGCAAAGCAAAGGAGTTTATGAACGACTATTATGATATTGTGAAATACCTTACAGACGACCCCATGAAAGCACACGGCATTTTGATGAAGCGAGTGTTAAGCGGCAATTCTGTTAAGGAAATTTGTGTTAATCTGCACCATTGTGTGTTAGATATGGAATTGAGCAGGGCAATTACATTTAAGTGCCTCAGCGCAATTGGAGAAATGGAATGGAGGCAAAGGGTAATGACTCCTAAAATTATTGTGTCATGGTTTGTGGCACAATTTACCCAGTAAAACAAAAGGTGAAAAAAATGAATGAAAGAATGACGAATGAACTGAACGGATTGGCTAACAAACTTGGTATCAGTTCTGAAGAAATGACGAAAAAGATGGAAGAAATTGCAACGGCTAATGCGTTGGATTTGGAAAATGAAAAGCACTTGAGGTCTGCCCTTGCTTTGACTCGCCAATTTGTGCGAAGTTCAACCAAGACAAACACCAATACTTCAAGTGGTTCATTTGGCGACATGGCCTTTGGCTTTGTTGTTGGTGCTGAACCAGCCCGTGATATTCAGGAATGGAGTCGTAAGACTTTGCTGAATGATTACAATGCTAACGCTAATACGGTTTTCAATGAAGGTCGTGTTGCAGAAGTTGTGGAGGAAAATGGTGTCTATGAAAAGAGTCAAATCCGAAATGGGGATGTTGAAACTAAGGTTATCCCCAGCCTCCCCAATTGTTCTATTGAGGTTGATGAAGGTAAGTGGATTGTTCCTCTTGACAATGTGGAAGCATATTCAAGCGGTGATAAGAACAAGCGTTTCGGTAAGCCTCTTCCTGCTGAAGAATGGCGACGACGAGTTCACTTCATCGGTAAGAAAGAAAACGGAGATTATCAGTATTGGACTTTGGGTTTGAAGGACTCTCTCGCAAAGAATTGGACTGTTGAACCTTTCCGATGGTTTCACATTCACGCTTATTTCAACGATGAGCGTAATGCTTGTTATGGTATTAAGACCAGCACTCTCGGTTCTATTCGCTATAACGATAATCTTGATGCTGAGGATGATTTGTTTGTCGGTAATATGCCTTCAATGGAAGACTTGTTGGCTGAACACATGGAAGGATATGTTGCAGACTTGATGGAAATTGAAGATTACCATCAACAAATTATGTCAAATCCGGGAATGAAACTTTGTATTACTGATGGTATCGTTAGTAGTATGAATCTTACGGTTAATGAAAAGACGGGCAACCGTGTTATTTGGATTGAACCTGCTGATGGAAACTACGGATTTGAAGAAGAAGAAATTCCTGATTCAACCCCATGTTGGATTCCTTCTAATGTGGACATTGATTTCGGTGTCGGTTCTGATGTTATCGTTATCGGACGAACCAATCAAAGCCGAAAGAAGGATAGCGACGGAAATGTTTTGGAAGACGAGTGGAATCCTGTTTCCTTGAATGTTTATGGTATTCTTCCCCGTATTGCTTTGGGTGTTGCACCTGAAGTTGAGGAAGCCAATAGCGGCGATGAAGAACTTTCTTATTGGTGATTTAAATGGATTACCGAAAGATTGGACTTTACAGTAGCCTTACATCTATTATTGGTAGCATTGGTATTTATGCCCTTTACGACCACGACTTAGGTATCTTTGTCGGTCTTTGGGCATCAGCACTTTTGCTTCTTAGCGATAGATTGGCTGAATTGTAATTCTCGCTTAGGTTGTTGTCATAGAGATACACCAACAATCTACGAGTTGTCGTGTATAAGTTGGCGATAGAATGACTTACGGCGGGGTGCAAGGCCCTTACAACAGGTGATAACATGATTAGAGAAAACACAACTTATTTTAGACTACATCAACTTTGTTTTGATATGTCAGAAGTGGAAGCAATTGAATGGAAGCGACTGGAAGAAGAACCAGACAATCCATATTCGGTAAGAATCCACTTTAGAAGCGGGAAACAGTTCACCCGTCAATTGTTTGAACAACAATTTAAGCAATTAAAAGAACAACTTAAACACCAACTAGGAGATGAATAATATGGGAATTGGAAATAAGAAAGGAAATGCAGCAGGAAAAACTCTCCAAGCAGCAAAAGAAAATAATAGCGAATCGGCTTTTAAACAAGCCAAACTTCGTGCTATGAATCAGCGAAAGAAACTGCTTGAACAAGAGCAGGCATTTTTGATTTGTGGTATTAGTGGTAATCCGGGAACGGGTAAAACAGGAGTTGCTTTAGATTGCCGAACCGAAGAAGAACGAAAAACACATTGGCTTTTTGTTCTTGACTTTGATGAAGGTGCAGAACCTACATGGCGACAACATTGGAGTGAAGATGAAAAAATTGTTATCTTCAATCCTCATGTTTATACAGAAGACATGACCGTTGATTATTTGGCTACTGCTGACATGGCTCGTTATTTCATCGCTATGGTTAATGAGGCAATTGAAAACGGCAAGATTGAAGATGGTGATGATGAGGTTGAAATTGAGGCAGTTAAGGCTATCGTTTTTGATGGTCTTGATACTTGGCTTGATACCACTAACATGATTGCTCGTTTGAATCATATTAAAGGTGGCGACCCACGACAGGCTGATAAAGTTAAAATGGTTCCGACACAATGGTATGCAAGAACTGAGGAATACAAGCGTTTGTTTAAAGCCGCTTGTCAGTTGCGTTGTCATAAATTTTTCATCACGCACATGAAAGAAGTGCATGATGGATTTTCTATTGTTGGGACAAAGCCAGATTGGGAAAAGAACACCACGGCTAAACTGTTTCAATACATTGAGTGTAAAAAGGAAGAGAAAGGAAAAACTTTCAAACTTACTGCCCATGTCCGAAAGTCTAAGACCAACAATGAAAATGTTGGACAGACCTTTACCGTTATGGAAAGTAGTAGTGGTAAAGTAGAATGGAACGGCATTGAGGCTATTAGAAATGGCTCTCTTTGATTAGGCTATTGGGTGTGTAGCCTAAAGATGGGGTTAGTCAGATAATAACGGCTTTATTGCTGACAACGGAATTGCCTCCCTCCGTTGCCGTTTCCCCATTAAGGAGTTGATAATATGAAATTTAAAGTGAATGGAAAAGAATTGAAAGAAGTAATTGAAAGCGTGTTGCTTAAAGGTAAGTGGAACTATGGAATAAACAACAAACAGACCACTCTATCATCGTCTATTGTTATGGGCGTTGATGTTGAAGAGATGAAATGTAGTGTTTGGAATGCTGACCCTGCAACATTTGTAGAAAATAAAATTGTCCTTGAGGAATATGAGAATACTACTCAGGGTCGTTTTGCTATTGATACAGATATTTTATTGAAGTATCTTGGTAATGAAGTGTGTCTATTCCGTATGGAAGATAACGCACTTATCATTAGCACAAATAAGAAGTCTGTAAAGTTGCCCATTCTTGAACGACACCAATACAATGATAACATTATTCATAGCGTAACTAATATTACTATGAATCGCAAAATGGATGAACCTGTTGTCATTAGTTCAAGAACCTCGCTAACTACAAGGCTTAAAGTCCCTACTGCTGAATTGGTAGAGGCTTTTAAAGAATGTGAAGTTGTAGGTA